AGGTTTCGCCCAAGGCACGGTTCCCGAATCCAGGATTTCAAGAATTCTCTCCGTCACAATTTCATAAACGTTCTGACTCATGATATTCCTTTCAATTTATATTGTTGGGTGCATTTTGCGTACAATATCGGCACAATTTTTTAATGTTTCTTTTCTTGCGGCGTCATAGGCGGCGGCGTCATCGGCGTCATAGGCGTCATAGGCGGCATCTCGAACATCTTGCAGGGTCACTTGCGTGTCACCATTAGCCCACTTTTCAGCCGTTTTTATGGCCTTAAGCGGTCTAGTTTCGCCCTTAGGGAGATGTCGCAAAGCCAGCCTTGCGCATTTACATGCGGCCAAAACGAGCTCTTTTCTTGATTTACTCTGTGGGTCTGCTTTTTTACCGAGATACCAAAGCATCAAGTCTCCACGCTCGCATTTGTCCCAGGCGTCTTGGGCGTCTTGGGCGGATTGAAATCCTTTAGACCATCGGACAGCTTCTCCGTAGGCTTTCATCTGTTTGAGTATTTCGTGTGGGTTCATAGTGCTACCTTTCAATGGGGTTTTGAGACGGTTTACAGGCGCGGTCGTGGGGTCAATGTCAATCCCTGCTCATATGGTCTACGTGTATCCTCCATGTACCGCCCTCTCTTTCTCCCCAATATTCCCGTGTTTTGCCAGCGTCTACCCAATCTTCGCATTCGTCAGCGAGGGCAATATGGATATACACAGAATGCAAAGTGTCGTCTATATGCACTATCTCGTTGTGACTTATGCTCCTATCAATTGCCTGCATTACCATTAAATCTTTTTGTTTTGCTAGTTCTTTTTGAGCTTCAGTATTCATGGTTTCCCTTTCAAATTTGCCCGCACACACCCGAGCCAGCCGTCCAGAGCGAGGTGAGAGTGTGTGCAGGCGGGTAGTTGTTTTGGTTTTAGCTGGACGGCTGTTAAACATGCTCTTAAATTACCAGATCTGTCATGCGGTGTCAATGACAAAATATAAATTATCTCAAAAAACTTTGGACCCCTGCCCAGTACCCCAGAGTCGAGTCCCTGACAGGACCATGCGGCCCACCATTATGGGAGCGAGCACGCCCCTCGTCTGTGATCATGTGATACCTGGCCCAGTACGCACAGGCCACCTGATAGGAGATATCATAGCTGTGGCAGTCCTCCAGCGTGTACGGTAGCCCGGAGTCTGTGAGATACCCTTGTCGGATCTGGGCCGGACCGTGGGCACCCTCTGAGGTGTTAATTGCGGCCAAATCGATACGCCCACGCCCCTCCCATAAGCAAATTGCCTGGAATATAGCCAAACTAGTCTTCTGCTGACCCGCTGGCTCGAAAACTGGGGTCGGTGCGTGTGATTGTATGGGTTCAGGAGTTAACGCCTTCACGGGCCGCATAGGGGGATTATTTGGCAAAGTCCTTAATCCAGTGCCAAAACCCAACCCAAATACCGCCAAACCAGCCAAAACTGTGTGTTTTTTGCTCATTTTTTGTCATCCTCCGTACCAAATACCATTTGTACGATTTCACGCGGCCACAACGGACCACGCGTGTGTGGTTTTGCGCACTCGGCAATGTAATACCACCACCGATCAGTGGGCCGCAGGTGTCTGATATCGCGTCTAATTGCTCGTTTCATAGTTTTCCCTTTCAACAAATTGCCAAAAATACCCAAAAAACTAAGATGATTATTTGTTTGTCCATATCTCTCTTTTCGGCCTTTTTGCGATAAAACTTTAATAAATCCCTTGAATCTGTGCAAAAAAAGGCGCATAAACAAGAGAAAGTATAATGGTAAAAGGTTAGTATTGGTAACATCAATATTGTTGTAAATGCAGTAATGATAACGGTTTGAAAGCGATTGTATTATGGCAAAAATAAAAAAAAAGGTTGAAAAGTTAAAACTTGGGCGGCCAACTGATTATAGGCCAGAATATTGTCGAAAATTGATTGAGTTTTTTGATATTGAGCCAGTGGATGAGCGGAAAATCGACCATTTTGACGCAAAAGGGAATGTTGTGTGGACTGATATTAAAATGTTACCTCAGCGGATACCCTCAATTCGCAAATTTGCCAAATCCATAGGTGTCCATTTTGACACGATCTATGAATGGGTAAAAGTACATAAAGAATTTTCCGACTCTTTTACGCATGCGCAGGCAATTCGAAAAGAATTATTGATCGACATGGGCATGATGGGCCTGTCACCCCCTGCCTCATTTAAATTCGTGGCCGTCAATATGACGGACATGAGGGACCAAGTTATTGTCGACGATGGCCGTGAGGATGTCGACAAGGTAAATGCTGCGAGAAACACAGTCAATAGCCGATTCAAACGTCTCGAGGATGTCTATGGCGACTCAGGCAGAGGTTGACCCCCCGGAATCCACCACAGATGAGCTGGATGAGTACGGAGACCACATAGCCGGCTACATACCCCTACCCGCAGCCTACCATTACCATATGAGCCTGGCAAAATTCCGGTGGCTCTATGGTGGAAATCGTTGCCTTGGTGGGGATCAGTTGATGTATGATCCCGTGGCAGGCACTCACACGCGCATAGATCGACTACAGTGTGAGTCCTATGTGTTGGCCTGGGATGGGAGTAAGCTGGTAGCGGCTTGTGCAGGGCAGCCGTTCAAAAAACCAGCCGAACAGCTTTACACGGTCACGTTTGCTGACGGGCAGCGGCTCGTTTGCTCGGCCAATCATCGCGTTTTGTGCCGCGACGGATGGCGCTCTCTCTCTCAACTCCGGCCTGGATGCGTTGTTTTCCGTCCTCCGTCCAGTTCGGGCAACGGCCATGCAATTCATCACGTAGATGATCAGCATTACACTGGTATAAATGCAGATTCTCTGTCCGGTTATCGCCCCGGACGCCGTTTATGTGGTGCACAACCTCTCCAGGACATAGGGGCCGACCAAGTTTTTCCTCCATCACAAGTATATGCTCCAAGACATAGATACAACGTGGCTTGTGCGCTCGTGGATGGCCAGGGCGGTACACATGGACATAGCCATTTTCGTCAACATGCCTTCCGCCCTTCCAATCCGGATGGCCTGGGCCTGATCGTGGGCCTGATCGTTGACACTTTATCCCATGTTTTTTACAGACTTTTTGAATCAGCTTGGCGTCAACTCCGAGTTGCTGTCCAACCCATGCTTGAGTTTTGCCCTCGTCTATCCATTGTCGGATTCGGTCAACAGGGTAGTCATAACACCGTTTTGGGCGGCCTCTCCAACGATTTGGGATCTTTCGGGCAAGCTTCATGTGGTTCCTTTCGATTTAAAGCAGCTTTAACGGCTGACACTATAGCGATAACCGATGTGCAAGTTAATAGGGTCGACAATGTTTGGGATATCGAGGTTCCTGGCTATGGCAATTATCTTGCCGCCGGTGTGATAAATCACAACAGTTCGAAAACTCACTCTGCCATGATGGACTTGGCCATGTTCGCCCTGGGCCTGCATCCTCTTCGAGCTACGCCGAAACGGGCTGTGATCTGGGCCTGCACCGTCAACTGGGACATGGTCGGCGAAATCCTGTGGGGTGAGAAATTGGCAGAGATGATACCCAGAGACCGCATCAGGCGTATGACCTGGCACAACAAGGGCCAGAACATCCCCAGCAAGATTTGGTTGACCAATGGCTCGAGGATCATATTCAAAGCATTTGAGCAGGGCAGGGAGGCATTTCAGGGCAAATCTATTGATGCCTGTTACTGTGACGAGCAGGCCAAAGGCGACTCTAAGGGCATTTTCCAGGAAATCCAAGCCCGTCTAGTCGACTCTGGTGGCTTCTACTCTCACTCGATGACGCCGCTTATTCCCTGCCCGTGGATGGAAGAGAGAATCAGCAACCCCACGGCTTCAGACGCTTTTTTTTATGCCAATCTCAACGCCAACCGGATCAGCCGTGGCGGATACATTCAGGACAGCGAAATCGATCTGATGATTGATGACTGGGCAGAGGAAGTGCAGGAAACACGTATCAAGGGCCTGTTTGCATCGTTTGAGGGTGTCGTGTACAGCTCGTTTGCACGCAAGACCCACGTAATACCGAGTTTCCCCATTCCGCTGGCCTGGGAGCGGTACAGAGGAATTGATTTCGGATTCTCCAACCCGTTCGCTTGTGTCTGGATGGCACGCAGTCCGGACAACGAATGGCACGTCTACCGAGAGCACCATCACCGGGGGAAATTGCTCAAGTGGCATGCTGAGCAGATCATTGCAGGGTCCGGGGCCAGGATGATCAAGCACACGACCAAGATCGACCATTTCGAGTCAATTGGTGGCGACAAGTACGTGTTCACCTGTGCCGACCATGACGCCCAGGATGCTGCTGAGCTGGCAGCCTTGGGGGTCAAGAGCACACCGGCACGGAAAAACGTCCTCCTGGGCATCGAAGCGGTGCAGGCCACCATGAAGATCCGTAGCAACGGAAAGCCTCGGTTTTTCGTCCATGACTGTTGCCCCGTGACCATTACGCAGCACGCCGGGTATAGGTGGCCAGATGGCACTGACAGAGGCGATCCTAAAGAGATGCCCCTAAAAAAGAATGATCATACTTGTGATCCGGTCAGATATGTAATATATGCGGTGGAAGGCAAAGGGCTTTTTAGCAATGTGCTTTAACCGTGAAAGGGCAATCATGACCAACCGAAACGTAGTTCTCATCATTATTGCGATCTTCTTGACGCTGTTCTGTGTAATTCACCTGGATGCTATGTTTGGCAGTAAGTTCGTAAAAAAATGCTGGCGTAAACCAACGCATGTTGTTTCCGTATCTTTTGATTTGGGAGACAGTTTATGCAAAGCTGGTGTATGGCCTGGGTCTCATAGCGAGTGTATGGCCTGGGCATTAGGTGATGATTGGGAAAATTTAAAACTTCCAGGCTATCCTAATGCCTGGAATGCGAGACACAAAAATATTGGTTTTGTGGATGACTTTGACGATCCAGTAAGAGGGACAATGTTGATGGGTTATTCGTGGCTTGCCATGCGAGAGCGCAGAAAAGCACCAACACTGCATTGGATAGACGACATCCCCAAACTTGAGGTGACCCCATGAACATTCGATACGCATTTTACAGGGCAGGCAAAGACGGTCATTGGGTTGATAATGCAATTTCAATTTACACCGGCCTATTCAACCCTGGCACAGGTCCGTATAGCCATGTCGAGACCTGGTGGCCTGGCAATAACGGCAATTTTAAAAAAGGCGAATGCTTCACGAGCACTATGCGTGGCGATTTAAATGGGACTGTGATCCGTCGAGCATCCGAAGTGTTCACACATCCAGAACGATGGGATGTGTGCGAGATTGAGGTTGCTAATAAGTTGGTGTACGCGGCTGGAGCAAAAGCAATATGGGCAGCTCAAAAGAATAAAGGCTATGACAAACCGGCTTTGTCTAGTTTTTTCCTACCCTGGCGATCCGGCTCTAAAGACAAAGACATCTGTTCGGAGGTATGCAAGCGATTTGCTATGTGGTGTCATATCGTTGACAATGACCACATAGAATCACCCCGGAGATTCAGCAGGACATTGACGCGTTTGGGATATCAGATCTATCCTTTGACTGAGGTGATATAGTGAGATTTCTGTATTATTTGGTCGAAGTATTTGAATCGTGGTACAAAGGTGATTGAGGTAATATTATGAAAACTTGGAATATAAAGTATTTCACATGCGATGGTGGTGGCCCTTATCACGATACTGCACACGAGAATACAATCACCGAAGCCATTGCGTCATTTTTGACAGATCATCCCATGCTTGGTCCTGAGCATATTTATTCGTGTTCGGATTTTAATCAGAGTGGCATACTCTCATTGAGAGAGGACCTGGATTATTGTGTGAGGAAGATAGCTCAATGGGCTGAAGGGACACGGTCATGAAACGCATAGACCCAAGTGTGACTATAGTGGATGAAACATTCTACGATTATCTAAGAGTAGGGCCTGGCCAGCAATCATTACGCAATTCACCAATATCAGATAGCTGTGACCTTGAGGAACACGTTGACCCTCCACTATTTCTAACAGATGAAGAATGGCGTGAAAAGCTCAATGAGGTTCACACAAATTTATACAAAAAATATCTAAGCGTCTCGGCCATGGAGCGGAGATGGCTGGATACTTCATTTTGGGATCGCCTCAGGATGGCGTGGAGGCATGAGATATGAAACGCAGACAATTCCTAAAGGGTGTGTTTGGCAGTGCTGTTATGGCTGTGGTTGGACCTATGATGCCTGCGGTGCCAGACATTCATGAGATATCAAATGCAGTTTTTTGGTATAAGGGTGGCCCTGTAAATATGAATCACGCACAGGTTTCTCTAGTCAAATGGGCAAAGTCACGAGTCCCTATGAAATACTGGACATCAGTTAGTTTTAAAACTAAGAAGTTTGACTTGAGTAGACGTGAAGGCCTGGCATTAACAATTGAGTATGATGCAAACAAGCTAAAGGCATTATCATGATCCAAGACCGCCCAATCTCAGAAGACATTGACGACAAAGAGCGTAGCAAGCTTTATAAGACCATTATTGGCGGCGTGTCATGGCCTGCAAAGCAACCCGGCTATGCAATTGTGTTAGGCTGTGCTCGGGAGACGATTAATTCTGCATGGTGCGCCTATGTCGTTGACGAGTATGAGAGCGAGGACATACACGACCTCGTGCATCAATGCTGTATTCTCGATCAGAAGTGGAGTCCTGACAGATGGCTTGGCGATCCCGACAATGACGCGGCCTTTGAGATTATCACACAGGTCAATAGGACGTATGCAGAGACAGACTTACGCTGGATAGGCTTTAAGCTGTGTCCTCCACTGGTACTGGAGCATAAGCGGCCCTATGAATACATGATGACGCAATTGGTATACCTCATGAACAAAAAACGGATAAGGCTTTATCTGAAGAATGCCATTGTCCGCAACTACATGTCGAGTATCCTGCCTGCTGATCTACCAGTCTTAAAGTTTGGAGACTTCCCACATACTGAAGCGTTGGCCTTTGCTGCGCTGGATATATACCGAGTTAATGAATCGAAACTTGAGCGACCACGTGACATTGTACGCAGGGCTCCTATGAGGTACTAACCATGACAAATATTCATATAGACCCAACAAAAATCGTTAATGGATACAAGGAAAAGCACGACGACTTATTACCTATTACCAATTGTGAAATTGTGGCCACAGGTGACTCACAAATACAGTTAGGTTCTTTTGGGAGACAAAAACAATACATCCTTAAAACTAATATCGGTATTACATTTTGGGCTAATGATGTTCAAAAGAGTGATGCCGTAAAAAGATCATTACGAACATTGAATGAAAGATTGTATAGTGACATCAAATCACTTGTACGTGAGGTCATTCAAGAGATTCACAATGGTGACAAGGATCATGCTTTAAGTAAGTGTGATTATTTATTGGATTATATGAAGTGTAACTATTGAGGTATTGATTATGAGATATATATATCTGACATTGATATTTGCGTGTGTTGGGATTGGTACGCAGGACGTGGATTCTAACGACTATAGTTTTAACACCTGTTCTGGCGTTATTGAAGAGAGTGAGATTATTACTCCAGTGATATCGTTGACTATTGCATCAATGGATTTTAATGCTATGGTTGAAGTTTCATGGAAAGACGGCCCTATGGACGTGACATGGGATGGCGAGTTGACTGACGCAGCTGTAATGTTCTTCACAGAACTCAGAAAAGTCGGGTACATTCCCGATGGTCATATAATTGGCCCTAATAATGTACCTGATGCCTTAATCAATCTCCTATGCGATTCAGGCCGGGTGTGTGAAGTACGTGGGCATATATGGGGTCCAGAAGAAACTTCTGGAACTATCAATATTCCGAATTGGTATTATGACGGTACGCTGATCACTCCTTGCATCGCGGACTCCTACACGAATGGGGCTACCATAACAACCGAGGCTTCTGACTTTCCAGAGCCAAAAACAACTCGTACCTGTCTTGTATGTGGCAAGGTTGAAACTAAATGCCAGGTGTGGAAATGATTAAAGCTGCAATGCGATTTCTGGCAATTGGTCTTTTTTTTGGTAGTATGATTTACATTGGAATCGCAGACATATTCAATTGGATTCCGCAGCCTGTGACAGCTCCACAACTGGCGTTATTAACTTCTTGCGTAATGCTCACAATTTTATCTAAAAGGAAATGACCATGAGAAATTGCCCAACATGCGGCGCATCAGAACCAAACCAAGGCGACCACTTCCAAGTCGGCCACTACTACCAGAAGAACCACACAAAGGAACCCGGCGGCTGCATGGCTGTATTGGCTCAGATGATCACAGCAACCTACGGCGATGTCTTGATCGTGGAGGATGAGAACGGAGTATTTGGTCTTCCCCCTGTGGCCACGACAGACAACTATCACGAGGTTGACATCAACACTTGGATAAACAACATGGAAAAGTGTTTTAACTGGCGTATGGATCGCAATCAGGACTCAAAAAACGCTATATTGAGGCCAAGGCTGTATGTACCTGGGGCAGTGAATTAATTCAAAGAAATTACTTGATTGTAACTTGATAATGCTGTATTGACATATTTGTAAGGTTTTTATTAATTCGAAAGGGCAGAACGATGAAAAACGCATTCCTCACTGTTTTCCTGATGTTAATTGTGTTTGTGAGCACTGTACAGGCTCAATCCTTCACGCTGAAGATCGGTCATGAATTTGCCATGGCAGACGTTGGACTGGTCAATATTGGCCCCATTGAGTTGGGTGTGGCCGGGGCTGTAGACTACTTTGTTAAGACAAACAACAGCTTCAAGGACCTGGATCTTGACTTTGGAGATAACTACATCGGCCCGGTGATCAAGCTGCACCTGCTTGACACAGAGAGCGTATGGGACCCATACCTTGCTTTTATGCCAATGCTACGGAATGGGAATATCAACCATCGCATTTATAACGTTTTGGAAGCTGGTGTGAATTTGTTCATGTGTGATCATGTTGGCATTGGCTTGGCATATCAGCGATGTGAAGAATTCGCCAAAAAAGACAGACTAATGATCTCGCTACCTGTGAGATTCTAAGTTCATGGTTATTGCCTAGGGGCAGCGTGGTGGCCTTCCTGTGGGGGGAGGCCACCTATTTTCAAATCAAATGGGGGTTTGGTTCATGAGCACTCTAAAAGCACTCTGGAAGTTTCTGAACGGCAAAAAAGCCCACTTTGCGCATGCGTACTGGGCTATTGTGGTTCCCGGAGCTCCTATCAGGTGGCCTGCAGGTATCCCCATTACTGCGGGAAAGGTCATTGCTATTGTAGGTATGGCATTGACGACATTTGGCTACACGCATAAGGTTGTCAAGAAGATTAAGGGTTAACATGAAACTCCTCAGCGTCACAAACGAGAAGGCACGAACAAAGCTCGGTGAGCTCCAGACCATGCGCCAAGACGCCGAACAGGGCAACCAAGATACTTTTCGAAGAATGACGCTTTGTGACCGCTACCACATTGGCGACCAGTGGAATGAGGAAGATTGGTCTGGAAATACGGAAGATGGCAAATTCTCCCTTACCATTAATCAGATCATGCCAACCGTTATGCAGCTCACAGGTGACGAAGTCCAAAATCCTCGTGATATCACTGCGTATCCCCTCAAAGGCACCAATGCGACTCGAGCCCGTCTTGTATCTGGCCTGATCAAAAACGCCATGGATGAACAATATTACGCCCGGAAATCGTCGAGAATGTACGAAAACGGCCAAATAACAGGCCGTGGCTATAATTTACTCGATATCGACTTCACTAATGGCGATCCGACAAATGGTAATCTTTCACTTGTGGCACCCAATCCATTCATGATCTTGCCAGATCCTGGCAGTCGGTCGTACGACTACAACACAATTCAAGGTCTGCGATACCTTTGGAACGACGAATGGATTGACAAGGACTTGGTTCACGCATGGTTCCCAAAACGCAAGAAAGACCTCGAAAGTGCGGATTATAACGCTGAAGACATGGGGTTCATGGGCGGTATGTGGGGCACGATCAAGGATACGTTCTTTCATGCCTCACAAGGCCTATGGGGAGACGGCGGCAATACAAACCTGATGGCTTTAACAGACGACTACAGGAATACTTCTCTAAGTGAATCAGAGTTCAGTCAGGAGAAGATTCGGTACAAATACCGTGTTTCTACGTGTTGGGAGCGTGTTTGGGTACCTGGTGCCTACATTCAGTACGTAGATTCTGGGCAACTCCAGGTCATCTACAACCAGAAGGATATCAACCGAGAAGCGGAACGAGTCCAAAAAACCGGTGAACGTGTCCGGATCATCCAGCAAGACGGATGGGGTAGGCCAATCCCCGTGCCCAAGCTGGTGAGGCACATGCTTGTTGGTACTAACGTTTACCTGATGGCCATTGAAGATCCATTTAATGGTGTGGCAGACATTCCATGTGCCAGATTTGCCCCGTATTTCCGTAATGGTTATGAATATGGCGTGGTTCAGAACATCATCGGCCCTCAGGACGCTACGAACTGGAGTTGGTCAAATGTCCTGAACATGGTCAAGGGCCTTGCCAATACAGGCTGGAAGGTTCGGTCTTTACTGCCCAACAATAAAGAATGGCTTGAGCAGAATGGCAAGAAAGACGGCGTTGTAATCGATGAATCTGACTTTGGTGGCCGTGTTGATAAGTTAGAGCAAAACGCATATCCATCCGGTTTCGACTTGATTTCAGAAAAATCAATGGGACACATTACCCTGATCTCTAACACCCGCCGTGACGATCCTCAGTTCAATCGTAAGGACGTTCCTGGTGTTGTCCTGGCCATGGAGAGAGAAGCCAGTCAAACAGGCTCAAGCTCACCACAGATGTATTATTCGTACTCTCGTGAAATGATCGGTCGCATGTGTCTTGAATATATAATCCATAGCAATACCTACACGCAGGAAGAGATAGAATCTGTGATCGACAGTCAGGATCTTATTGATCCAACCATTTTGGAACGTGCCCGTGAAGCGATCAAGATCGGTGCCGGCCTTGAGGACCTTGAAGCACCTGAGCCTCCAAACCCGGCTTTACTCGCTATGGTTCAGGGCAATGAGCAAGATCCTTTGAAGTCCGCTAATATCGGCACACAAACGATCATGATCTATCAAGAACAGTCCAAACAATACGATACAATGATGGCTCAGATTGATAAGTTGGCTATACCAATGGCTAAGGAAATGCTGCTTGATGAGGTTCAGAGCCTCAGTCAAGGCAAGTACGGTCTAAAGGTGGCATTGAGCAGTGCGTCACTCACTCATAGGCATGCCACACGCCTTGAAACCAATGAACTCCATTCGAATCTAGTAGAGACTGGTTTGCCCGGCCTATCCAGAAATACACTGATTGACGCGAGTGATATCGCAAACAAAGAACAAGAAAAAGCTAACCCAACCCAAGAACTTGTAGGAGCAAAATGACCATGAATAAAGAGCAAATTGCAGAAGTCGCCCACGAAGTTAATCGAGCATATTGCCAGGCTTTAGGCGATGAAAGTCAGTCGCATTGGGAAAATGCTCCACAGTGGCAGAAAGATTCCGCAATCTCAGGAGTTAATCTCCATATTAAAAATCCTGATGCAGGCCCTGAAGAATCGCATAATTCATGGCTTGCCCAGAAACAGAGAGAAGGTTGGGTGTATGGTGAAACCAAAGATCCTATCAAGAAAGAGCATCCTTGTATGGTGCCATTCAGCCATCTTCCGGTAGAGCAGCAGGCTAAAGATTATATTTTTAGATCCATTGTTCATATTCTTTCCGGACTTCTGGTGTGCGTTATTCTGTGCATGTTTTCATCGGGTTGCCAGAAGGCAGTTGTTAAACCAGTAACCGACGTTCCACAGATGTCTGACGCTGTTCTGACGCCCAACAACATGTGGATTGAGAAGTTTGGGCCTACTGACGATACGGTGATCTTTTACAATCTTGCCGTATACAAGCAAATCATAACCCAGCTTAGCAGTCGCATTATGGCTGTTGAAGCAAAAACAAAGTACTTACCTATCCCTGAAGTGGCTATGCCAGAAATGGAATAATTATGGCTGACAGAAAAGAACTATTCAAACAAGCAAAACATTATGAATTGGAAGGTTATTCGTCAATGAGTAATGATGCCATTGAAGAGGCTATTATTGCCCGTATGGACGAGGTTAACAAAGGCACATATTTGCTGAAGGAGACTCCTGGCCCTGAAGAAAAAGAGTCTGAACGCGAGCTGAGCCTTGACGATCAGCTTGCAAAATTGTCTGAAGAAACAAATGACATCTTGACCCGAAATACAGTCAAAATTAAGAAGATCAAAAAGACGCCTGAATACAAGCAGGCATTGATTGCACGCTTGAAGCTAATTAATGGCCAACTCAAAGGCCATTCTATTGGCCCTGATGTTCGTGCGAACCTTCGATACGAATTGTCGATCATCGAAGCAGGATCTTGGAAGCCTGGCAAGATATACAGGCGTAAACGCAAAGCAGACCCATTCGATAAGAGCGTTTTTAAACCCATTTCGTCAGAAGGAATGAGTTTAGAAGCATAGTACGGCTGGCACCTGAGTAATAGTGCCTGGACACGGCTGCCATAAAGCCGGTGTATAGAACGATACCTACGTAATGTATCGGTTTACGTGAGTCTCCACGACGGAAAATTGGAGTTTTGAGATGGCAACAGACAAAGCAGGACACGACGAAGTGATTTTGGAACTTGGAGAAAATGATACGGATGATAAAGTTCTCGATTTAACTTTCGAGGATGACGATTCAGGCAAACCTGAAGAGAATCAGACCAGCGAACAGTCAGAAGAATCCGAAAAAGACGTTACGGATGAAAACGAAACATCTAACGACGATTTGACTGACGACAAAGATCAAACGATTGCTGAATTGACAGAACTCAACGACAAGCAATTGAATAAGATCATTGGGACCCGTCACGCCGAGAAGGAATGGGCGAACGAACGTTCTCAACTGGAGACCCGTATTACCGAACTGGAGACCCGTAACACCGCACCTGAAGTATCGCCAATTGACAAATGGTTGTCAGAGCAACCTGAAGGGGATCGGAACGAATTGACAGAAGCAGACGTTCCTCTCGTGATTACTCGACAGGAAAGAGCTTATCAGGCCAAACAGTCTGACAATGCTTCTAAGGCCACAAGTCAGAGTCAAGGACAGCCTATCACTCAAGAGCAGGTCGCTGGCCGACTCAATGAGGTTTGGGAAGATGAGGACGCAAAAGTCCTCTATCACATGGCCGATTCATTCTTGACACAGGGCGAACGCACAGGAATTGTGAGCCAACTCATAAAAGCCAAAGATGGCGAAGAGGCGGCGAGGATCACCAAGCAGGTTTCACTGGCAATTATCGAAAGACGCGGCTCAGATTCACTCAAGGCCAAGGCAAAGGTATTTGCACCAAAATCAAAGAAAGCGTCCGGCAAGTCTGGTAAGTCTTCTCAGCAATCACAAACCGATGATTCGCAGGGGACAGACGATGACGAACTCGATTTTAGCCCATTGGCTGAAGGTCTATTTGACTGACTTAGTTTTCCGTGCGAATCAGTACGGAGACTAAGAAAATGGCACTTTCAACATTTGCACATGCAAATCAACTCACTCAGAAGTCTTGGAACAAAGGAATCTTCAAGATTACTGAGTACTATTCGATTCTGGCAAGCCTGGCGGGTCCTGTGGGATCTGGTATGCCCATTATCGTAAACAACGAACTCAAGAACCGTCCGGGCGATCAAGTGATCCTGGACCAAATCCAAGAACTTGATAACGCCGGTATTGGTGACGGTGGATTCATCGAAGACAACGAAGAGGCTGGTGAAGCCTATAACATGCCTGTGATCGTTCACGAGCGTGGTAATGGCGTGAGAGCTGGCAGTCCAATTAGTCAGAAGAGAACGCGATACAGTAAAGGCGTTTTCCTCAATCAATTCGGCATGGCACTTGGCCGCTGGGCTGGCAAGCAGATCGATAATGATCTTCGCTGGGCTCTTTCGGGCTTGGGCAACCAAAATACTTACGTTGGCCAGGGATCAAGCGATATAGAGACCGTCAACGAGCTGGCACCCAGTTCATTGCGTCATTACAGAGGTGGCCAAGACTACTCTGCAACGCCAACCGTAACATGGGTTGACACCATCCTTGAAATTGGTGATGGTGCTCCAGCCGTACTCTCCTGCCTGTTTGGTATGGGTGTGATCAGGTCCATGCAGTCCAAGATGGAACTTATGGAGCCTCAAATTCTTCCTATTCGTATGAAGGATGGCCGGTTCTATTGGCTTTGGATGTTACATCCTCTGCAAGCCAAACACTTGCGATTGGATTCCAACTGGAACGACAACCAGCAATCCGCCAATGTCAGAAGTCTCAAGGACAATCCTTTGTGGGGCAATATGGACTTTGGCGTTAAACACAGTGCTGTTCAGCGTCCTATCCTTGGCGCGATCGGAATCGTTGGCAACTTCATTCTGATGACGTATCAGAAGATTGAGGACCGTGTTGCCGGTGAAGTATTCAGCGCTTCCGGAGACGCAGTACATTCCAATATCGTAGACGGGACTTACCGCGTATGCCGGTCTTTGATTTTGGGTCAAGAAGCTGGGATTATATCCTGGGGTAAAGCCTGGATGCCGCATACCAAAGACTTCGACTATGGCCGTTTCCCAGGTATGGCGATGGACTCAATGTATGGTACTCGGAAGATGAATTTCCGAAGTCCCGGTGTCGATCAGGACACAAACACCTCACAGCAGGACATGGGTGTAGTGGTTGTTGATACCGTTGGTGTTGACTAAGCCGTGTTTGGTTTGAACTGGAATTAATAACGCCGTGGAGCTGGCCGACCGGCTTCACATCGAAAGGTTTATGATGAAACTCAAGTATTTTTTGATTCCCTTAATGCTGGCTTCTATGTTGTTTTGCAGCCATGCAATGGGAGCAGACAGAAAGTTCCAAGTGCAGTTCGTAGATGAATTTTTGCGTCCTGTCGACATGGGAACGTCGGTAAGTATTTACATTTATGCTGTTGGCACAACTACTGAGATCACCACGTATCTTGATAAGTTGGAGCAGAACACAGTTACAACGCCAATTACCGATGATTCCACAAATACGTCTTTAGCCTACGAAAGAGGTTTCATGCAGTGGTATCAAAAACCCGCTGCCTTTAAGCTGTCCGTTACTGATGGAACGTCGAGCAGAAACTTTGACAATCTAACAGGCAGTAACGTGGCGATCATGTGGCCCAGCTTCCTCGTAGAGCTTAGTTCAAGTTCTTACGGTGCAGGTGACAATATTGATTTTACCTTTGCAGGTCATGTGATTAGTGGTGCTGTGGCGGGTACGCTTCAGTTTACACCGGACGCCGATGATTCTGCGGTCAATATGGGAACTACGGACGCTACCACGGACTTCAATCTATATGGTGGTACTTCAGGCCGCAATCTCTATTGGGACGCTTCAGAGAATACCCTGGAGGTCCTGGACAATACCGTTATTGCTGTTGGTACGGGTGATGATTGGACCGCTTCACATGATGGATCAACCACAACTCTAGCCGGGGCAGCCACAATCACTGGAGTACAGACTTACAGCGATGATGTTGTATTTGATGGAACCTATGATATTAAATACGACGATAGTCGTTACCAACTTCATTTCCAGGACGATGCTGTTCTTGGCATTGGAGGTGCAGCCGATGCTGTTGGTGATGTGACTATGACCCATGACGGATCAGATTTCTATCTTGATGCAGCTATTGCAGACGAAGGATTCAAGATTGGTGACGTTACGAGCGGTTTCGATTTAACCTATTACTTTGAAACGGCTGGCCAGATCCGAACTGACTACGATGCCGACTTCCTGAACCTCACGGACGATATGGAACTAAGGTTTGGTACTGGTGCCTCGTCTAATGGCGATATTGCGATCAGTTCCAATAGCACCAACATCCTTCAGTTTGAGCAGGTCGTCTCAGATACAGGGACTATCACTTATGGTGCCACGGGTGCTGGTATGGATAGCACATGGTATGGTGAAGAGGCTGGCGACTATATGAAGTGGGACGGCACAGGCGCTAGTCAACTTCAGCTTGTCGGTGCCGATTCTTCTGGTACACTCGTGGCCATTACGGGCATTGATACGACCGGAAACACTGACACTATGACAATCGCTCATAAAGGCACTGGTGATGGTCTTCAAATCACTGCATCAGAGGCCGATTCGGTTGCCCTTAATCTGGTGGCCGCTACATCACAGACTACGTCACTGGCAAAGTTTGACGGCTCTACGGGTTCTTGGCTTGGGGCGGCAAACGTCGGAATGATCAATGTCACCAATGACGGTGCTCTGGCCAATGTCGCTTCTAGTCTTATGTACATCGCAAATACTGGCGTGCCGACAAATGATAGCCGTGGATCTTCTCTTCGGATTGTCGATACTGGAGATGCTGCTGCGGGGACTGCTGGATATGCGGTATATGTGAGCGCCACAGATGCCACAGTTGAAGCTCTTATGATTGACGATGGAGACGTTCTAATTGATGAGAGCCTTGACGTCGGTGGTGTGATTACCACGGACGGCTTGAATGCCTCTGTCGTCGTAGTCACCACAGGGTCATATTCAGTTTTAGCCGCCAACACGGGAATGATTCACGTCATAAACGACTTGGCAGGTGCCACAACTCTTACTCTGCCTACTGAAGCGACTGGCTTGAATTACGAGTTCTGGTATACAGGCGGCGTTGATGAAGCTCATAACCACATTATCGTAGCCACAGCTAACACTAATTACTTTATTGGTGGTGTTCAATTTGGTGATACAGATGCCGGGCCCGGTGCTGCTGAACTGCTTGCTGTTTATGGCAATGGAAGCACCGAAGGTAAGCTCACTTTAAATGTGGCAGAAGCCGGGACCATCATAAGGATTTCTTGCGACGGTACTAATTGGTATCTCAATGGTATTGTTTTTGCTATTACAGCACCAACATTTGCCGTCGTTACATAACATTTCATTTTTGATTTTCTCATAAGGGGTATGGTACGCCCTGCCCCTTATTTTCACTTTCACAAATTAAAGGACAGTATTATGTTGAAAAAGACATTTATCGCAATCGTATTTCTATTCATGGTAAGTGTCTCATTTTCACAACAAGCCTTTCAGGTTCAGTTTGTCAATGAGTTTGGCGTGCATGTTGACATGGGCACTGATGTTTCAATAAACGTCTACAACGCAGGCACAGAAGTTAATGCATCCATATATCTTGACAAACGCCGACAGATTGCCGTTACACAGCCGATCACTGACGACAGTACGAATACGCCCCTGATCTACAACGCAGGTATTATGACCTTTTACAAGAGGTCTCCGGGTTACAAGATGGTTGTTACTGACGGAACGTATACTCGGACGATTGATAATATTTCACAGCAAAGTTTTCTTGTGCATTGGCCTACTTTCATGACTGAATTTGGTGGCTTTTTTACTGAGCTTACTGGATCATCAAATCGGGATATACTGTTCAAGAATGGTACATCCTGGGACACGACCACACTGAGTGTGTTTGGACAATCCTTGATTGATGATGCCACCGCAACTTTAGCTCAAACCACACTCGGTCTTCTCATAGGCACCAATACGCAGGCCTGGAATGGCAATCTCGACGACATTGCTGCCCTGACTCCTACCCTCGGTTACCAGATGACCGGTGACGGTACGGACTTTCAGGTGCAGAGCAAGCCAATGATAGATGTTCGGGACTACGGAGCTAATGGGTTTAAAGTTGGCAATACTGCGGCTCAGAACACGGCGGCAATCGATGCCGCATTTTTAGTTAGCAACAAACTTCTGCTGCCCACTGGAGAATATGCATGCGATCCATTCCAGATGAGTGTGAATTATAGCCATTTGAAAGGCAGTGGCTTAACTCGATTGGTGTTTTCAAATGTTTCAAGTCCAGCAATATCTGTTTACAATGGAAGTAGTGCCTTTGAACGCTGCACTATTGAAAATGTTTGGCTTGATGGCGATTCTGTATCACCCGTTGGAGGACTTAGAATTGGAACAAGCACTAATACCGTTGCATTTATGATTTTAAATCACTGTCGGATTTCTGGTTTCGATGATACAAATGCTTATGGTATTACTTTGGAATCAATTCAAGAGTTAAATGTTAATAATGTTAGGATTACAGACAACTATTATAATATTACTGCTCCTGGAACTGGATATATCACTAGCACAGTGTTCGATGGTTCTGCCTGTTACATAGGCAGAGCAAAAAAATACGGCGTTTATATTGCAGGTGCATGCACAAATCATAGTATCATTTTTAAGAATCAAATATTTGAGGGAAATGATTATGATGCAATACACGCAGATACAAATACAGCAGACTCAAATACCAGATTAAGTCTTATACTTGATCATTGTTATTTTGAAGGGAATAATGCAGAAGGATTAGGGACTGCTGAAATATTTGTAAGCGGGAACGCGAAAGCGTATAAGCAGCCATTGCTTATCCTCGATGGATGTGAATGGTACACACAAGGAACTCCTACGCTAACATCGGGAACGCTTGTCAGTAGCAAAGAATATACTATTGTCGATTGGATAACTGATGACGACTTTACGAATATTGGAGGAACCAATGTGGATGGCACGGTGTTTACTACGAGTGGTACGACTCCAACGAAGTGGACTAATAGTTCAACAGTCGTTGCCACGTATGACCAAATAAATGTAGATGATGTGTTTCTAATCGTAAGAGAGAACAAGGGTCTTGATGTGTCTAAGATCACAGACACATCTGATACTCGTGGGTACTACGAAAACAATTCATATGCGACTCATAATGCTGCCAGCACTCGGCCATTATATTTAGCTCTTAATGGTAAGAATTATGTAGATGATGCAGATTTCAATTCACTTAGGTTTGATATTGGCGACCGTGATTTCGTTAATGATGTAAATATTGGTGGCACTTTGGATGTTGTCGGAGACTTAACCGCAACTGAGATAGTCGGGCCAGTCCACATTACGTCAGCGGTAAATACAAACCCATTTGAAATAGAAACAACTGTAAGTAACCCTAATACCGTCTGGGGTGTTGGAAAATTTCATCTAACTTCAACGGGAGAGATGACTGACCTTTTCGGGACTGATCTTAGTTGGATATTAGAAGATGTCAATGCAGTAGAAAATACGGTTGCTGCTGTAAGGGTTTACCGTGACGGTGCTGACGATGCCGGAGAATTTGAAATCTGGACAAAACCGACTGCTGGCGTACTAGCCAAAAGTTTCAGAGTTGATTCGACCGGGAATGCTTATGTTACGGGCGACCTTACTGTCACAGACGATGATATCAAAGCAACGACCAATACGACTGGCTATATCTGGCGTGCTGATGGGACGGAATATAGTCCTGTGTCATTCGTAAATTCGTCTGACCTTGCAGGGTTTCTATCAGACGAGGAAGGCACTGGTGGAGGGTTTGTTCGAGCAACCAGTCCAACACTGACCACTCCAACACTCAGCGGGGATACGAATGGTGGTGGGGGTTACATCACAGACATGCAAAATGTTCCTGACATCATCGCAAAAGGGCCTGGATATTGGTTCGACGGAACGGATGATGTTATCACTGTATCAGACAATACAGATTTGGATTTAACAGTTAAAATGTCTGTCGTTTCTGTTGTAAGGCCAATGGAAGTTGCGTCTCAAGGAATAATAGGAAAAAGAATACAGGGGTCAGACGATGCGTATACCTTCCAAATAACCTCAACCGGTAAAGTTGGGTTTTATCTCTGGACGTCTGCCGGTTATACCGATACTGAAAGTCCAGTATCGACGTATGAAGCAGGGAAGACTTATGTTTTATCGGGAACTTATGATGGTGCTACAGTAAATATTTACTCCAATGGTAAAGAAGTTGGGGAGGGGTTTACCTCTGGAAGTATTGACGCGACTACGGATGATGTCACTGTAGGAAGAGCTTATAGCACCTCTTTTACATTCCACGGCTCAATATTTTCAAACAAGTTATTCAATCTTGCTTTAGATAACACAGATTCTACAGATAAAGCCGTAATCAATGGTGGTGACATCCCTTATAAATACATCGGAGCCAGCCAGACGGCAACGGCAACGACAGCGTTTGCCATTGGCAAAGCCTATAGGATTGTTGTTGTTGGTGATACAGACTTCACAGCAATAGGTGCATCAGCAAATACGATAGGCATAGAGTTTGTCGCAACTGGAGTAGGTGGCGGTACAACTGGCACAGCAACTCCTATCGGCTGCGTGCTTCAGCTTGAGCCTGATTCAATAACCGGGGCAACATGGCATGATAAATCGGGAAACAGCCTAGACGGTACGGTTTCTGAAGCAGTAGCAAACAACCTGTTTGACACGCTTCAGGTTAATAGTGCCATCGAACTCGGCCACGACACAGCCAACACACTGAGTGCTTCAAGCGGAGAGTTATCAATCGAAGGTGTACAGCTTGCCAAGCTTGATGGCGGTTTACAGGACCTTGATACACTTGGTGTAGCGGCTGCGGATGGTGAAATCATTGTGGCAACTGGGGCAGGTGCGTTGGCTTGGGAAAAGGATGCAACTGCAAGGACATCACTAGGCGTTGGTACAGGAGATAGCCCACAATTTACAGGCGTAAATGTTGGCCATGAAAATGATAATACTCTCACAAGAATTGAAGCGGGTGTCCTCGGTGTTGAGAATGCGGTGAGATCCACTACAGCAACATACCTGCGAGTGCATCACGTAGAATTGTATGGGGCGTCCCCTGGTGCATCAGGTGCCACGTTTGTTCCTCCTGATGCCAATCGTACAGGCGGATGGCAATTGGATGTCGCGACTGAATACGTATACGGTGAATCTGTAATTCATAGCGATTGGGACGGAGCTACTAATCCAATAGTTGAAGTCCATTTTACTGTTAACACAGATAATACAGGAGGGGCTGGGACTGATACTTGTGACGGCATTATTGAGTTTTATTACAAGGGCAATGGAGATGACGAATGTAAGCGGCAGACTGTTGAAGGATCGAAGGTGATCGGTACAGCAAGTCAATACCAGCAGTTTTCTATCGACATACCATTAGATTGGGATTATGCAGATAATGTCATTGAAGCAGGAGATATACTTGGTTTTAGATTCAATCTGGAGACTGATACTTCCGAAGTTGACGATGTGACTGTTGCCAATATTTCATTTCGATATGCAACAAGTCATTTAGGCGTAGAAGATGGCGACTTTTAAGAGAGGGAAAGCAACATGACGCAAAAGAAGACAACAACTTGGAATGTATTTGTGATGGTTGCGGTGGGGGTCCTGGGTATAGCGACTTCGCAGGTCGATAAATGGTAGTGGCTCGGAGGGTCTTATTATCCGAGTGACTACTGCGGTAAATAATTCAATTGATTACTTCAATGCCCATATTGGAGTAAATTTCTAAGAGAAAGACTGACAACATGGCACTATCACACGGAGACATCGCAGAATGCAAAGAGATTGCCAGGATCATCGTCAAAGAGGTGATTAAAGAACATATTAATTCTTGCCCGCATGGTCAGGCAATGAAAACTAGATGGTTCTTGATGATCGGTCTTGCCCTTGGATCTGGGGCCAGTAGCGGTGGACTGGTGTTAGCTATTGCTAAGTTGTTGGCATAAAACGGAGTAGATACGATGGCAATCACAGTAAGTCAAATACTTGAGTTTATGAACGATGCGTATACACGACCCGACGCCTTAGCGTGGGAAGAATCAGGTATCGCCCTGGCCCTAAAGATGTGCTTGCGTGATATGAGTACAAGAGAACTATTGATGAAGAGTACAACGGGATCTGTGATCGTTGGTGCATCATCCTTTACTTGGCCTACACAGTTTCTTCATATTAAGAGCCTTGTCTTTACTGACAGCGATGGAAACGTTGGATGGCCCACAACACTAATCGTTGACGACTTCAAAGGGTATGGACGCTGGAGCGCCCAACGCCTGGGCAACGGAGTTCCCTGTAAGCATGTGGAACACAATGGGAGTATCTACTTTTTTTACCCCGCTGATGGGACTTACACGTACACCTTGAAGTATTACGGCATACATCTTTACCCTGCTGCGGGTGAGGATATCACGGTTGAGTTTAGTGATAAATTCCTCCTGGCCATTCAATACGGGACCGCCTATTACCAAGCAAAACTTAAGAGAAACAAGTTGTATATGGAAACCTGGCTCCCTGATTACTTGTCAGAGCTACAAAAATTTAAAGGGTCTGTATAATGAAAATCATCGCTCATTTACCGGGCAAGAATGACAAAGAGGATGCGGCTATTATTGAAATGTCTGTGTCTGAGTTTGAAAAGATCATGGGCCTCGAGGGCAGGACTCACAACACAAGATTGAAATCTTTGGTCAACAAAACCGTTCAACTGCCCAATATGTTCAGTGAACTATCGTACCTGTCTACGAACAGGAAGAAACTTCAAATGGCGGCTGTCGTCATGAAGGATATGGCCAAACAGCTTGAGACACTTTTACCGGAGGTAGAGTGATGAAACGGCATTGGTTTACAACTCTTACATGCGCAATGGTCTGGATTCTTCTTATGGCAGGGTTTACCACGTCCCTGCGTACCGACCTGCCCGCAAACGATGACGACCCTACAGAAACACCCATCTTTATCAGGGCGACCCGGACAGCCTACCAGGAGCGTCTTGACGTAGATCATTACTTCACGTCAAGTGCCTCATCAACTTATGATGCGTCCGATACGGGAAAGCACAGGTATGTTACCTTTCAAGGACCCAATACGATTGCCAGTGTGGCAGCGAATGAGGGATCGTTATTCACAAAAGATGTGGATGCCATTGCCGAACTACACTGGCGTGACGAATCTGAGAATGAGAAACAACTAACTGTGCTAGGTTCATTTAATCTAGCATCGTCTGAACTTCTCGGTGTCCTGGCCAATAATACCTACTTTACTGGCATTGACGAAGCTGGAACGGGGACGGCCAGTCTTATCAAGGCCGGACGGAACGAGGCCGACGATACCGATGTGGCGGTATTGCCTGATCTTGCTCGTACCGCCTCTAATGCTGCGCCATTGGAAGATACGGCTATTGCCAACAAGAAGTATGTAGATGATCTCGCTACAATGATACCCGCTTCAACCGCCCCCGGCACAGGTTATGCAGGTGAAGAATCAATCACATTCGCTAATGGCCTGATCATAAAACATGGGACAGGATCTTCAACCCAAGACGCTCAGGAGGCTTTTACTTTTGGAACGGCTTTCACATCATTTTGTTTGAATGTTCAGACTACAGTAACATCTGCAAGTGTTGGGTCTGTATTTCCTGTTGATTCCGTGTCTACGTTGCAATTTACGGTTGATCGAGACGGAAGCGTCGGCGGAACAAAGACTTTTTACTGGTTTGCGATTGGATATTAATGGACTTCGGAATTTACAGCCCAAAACTTGGAATAACTGACGGCGTGCCAGGTGTCTTACTGAGCCCGGCTTTCGTGGGTGACGCCACGCGTAATATGTTCAAGCAGGACGAGCTTTACAAGCATCTGCCTGGTCGGCTTCCTTCTCTGGCTGATGACGACGGCGACCAGATCGCGTGCCCCAAGATTGTTTATGCAATAACCGCTGTTTCTCAGGCCAGCAAAAAGTTTACTATTGCAGGAAATCACGCATCTGACTTTGACGACTTAACCGCTATGCGAGTTAATGGAAGCACGGGCAATGATCAACTCTACACCCTGAGCACGGCTACTGACGTTGCAACTAATACAGAGGTTGTTGTTGTGGAGGTTGTGGCAGATGCCACGGTGGACGGCAACCTGTTCGTGGGCGTAACGCCCGTTCTGAAATATCACAGTCACACCAGAGATGCCACGGGGACGGACTACCTCCTACTTTACACCGCATACCATATCCTCTTGTGGTCTTACACTGACAAGACTCTGACCGTAAAGTTTACATGTGGCACTCCGGCAAGCGTGACGCACTGGTCAACTGACAGTCTTAGTGATAAAGTGTATGCCACAAACAATGTGGACTTTGTCCAAGAGTACGACATCGGGGATTCACTGAGCAATTCTTTCGATGATCTTGAAAATGCGGCTGGCCTGGACGTTGGCGGTGGGAATAGGCTCACAAAAGCCAAGTACCTAAGAGCCTTCGAGGGTTATCTATTCCTCGGTGCCACGACAGAGGCCAGTACATACTATGCCAGGCGAGTTCGGTGGTCCGATGCGTCTGACACGGACGAATGGGATGCGACAGGAAGCACTGACGCCGGTGTCAAGACTATGGATCAGACAGACGGTGAACTGACAGGTTTTGGCGTATCAGGCACATTGCTCATTGTGGGTAAAGAAGATCATATCATCCTCGGTAGATTGACTGATTCAGCAACGGTCTTTGACTGGGATATGAATTCGATCAAACGTGGCGTTATTGCTGAAGATACCATGATCGAAGCGCGTGGGTTGTTCTTCTTTATGTCCACGGATAAGCTGGTGTATGAACTATCATCACCTAACCCAGTCATCCCACAGGCCGACAAGACGCTCAGACTTATCTCGGATGCCTATATTAGTTTGGTCAAGGTTGCATACATTAGCCAGTACAATCAAATCTGGTACGCTATGACTACGGGGTCAGGTAATATAGCAAATAATCTGATTATCAGTCTGGATTTAGACACAGGGAACACGATGTTCCACAACATTCCAGTGGCAGCGTTTGGTTCGTACACACAGCAGGCAGCATATACCTACGCCACTTTGCCTTATGACACCTTTACTGAGTGGGGCGTTGCATGGCTGTTCAAGTACAACAGCCCATTGAATGCAGAGGGAACCTTTTTGGACCTTGCAGCGGATACCACGGGTAAGACGTTTGAGCTGAACCGATCCGATAAGGACGCTTCCGCAGATTTTGAATGCCAGCTTGACATTAAAACCTCTTTGACCGCAGGTCAGTCTTTGAACCAATTCAAGCTCTGTACAGACCGTATCGAGATATGGGTTAACGCTCTGGGCTCAGGGTCATTGACTTTGTCTGCTCTCCTCGATGGAAATGACTCCGTGATATCCCTGGGCAGCCAGTCAGTAGTGGACTCTGATCAAAAATGGATTATCCTGAGATTTCCATCAGATCTAAGATTCAAAAGCGCCATATTTAGGATTACCTCCACGGCTATGATCGAGTTTATCGGCATGATGTTCATCAACTTTGAAATGGATGGTGATCTATGAGCAAGTCACCAAAGACATTTGAATCCAAAAAGGGCCAAGTGAAAACGGCTGATCTTGCCCAGCTCCGGATATTGGTATATTATTTCCTCCAGGTTCTTGAGGATAATCACATTAAATTCCGAACCGACATTACAACGCTTGAGGTGACATCGGCTGACCACGAGGCCCGCCTGGTCGTACTCGAGCCATAAAAGGTGACATTATGGGATTATTCAACGAGACGGTAATACCTGAAGAGAACAAGATTGCCACGAAGGAACTACTCAAACGGGGTACGGAAACTCCTTCCGTAGCAACACAGAAGATTGCGACAGCCTCACAGCTCGAACAGACTACTCAGAAAATGGCGTCTGAATTTGTGTCTAGTGATCCAAGCCAGGCCAGAGCAGAGGCTTTACAAGGGGCTCAGGCATTCGCTAAGGGTACTGATTTGAGTAAAAACGAATCCCTCCAGGCTATCTTTGAGCGAATTAGTGGAGAGGGCGACCGGTCCACTAGGTCTTTGGCCAGGTCGTTAAAGATTACAGGGAATGATCCTGGATCATCTAGCAAGGGCCGTGATATTATTGGTCGATCTGTGACCGACGTTCAGGGCCGGTTAATGGAAGCTGCGGCACCATTCTTGGAAGCACAGGAACAACGCAAGTTTGCAGCAATACCCATGATCGACAATATTGCACAAGCTCAAACCAATGAGAAGCTGACCAAGCTCGGTGTGGGAGAACGGGCAGGAGCCCAGGTCCGACAGCTTCAACAGATGGTCAATGATGCTGACTTCAATCGCCAGATGCAGGAACTTGAGCTGAGGTATCGACTTCAACCGGCACTTCTTAATAGTGTGATTGCGGCCAGGCCCGCTGAAGTTGAAGAGGGTTGGTTGGGATCTAAGTCGGAATTTACTCAAAAGGTTATACAGGGCGCTGCCCTTGCAGCTACAGGCGGTATGTCAGGCGCGGCAGGCACGTCAGTCGCGGCAAGCACGTCAGGCATGTCAGGCATGGCAGGCATGGCAGGCATGACAAAAGTGGTAGGCTAAGCAGGCCTCGACCCAGGCGGGGAAATGCTCATTTAAAAACAAAGGCTTAATTATGGCTATAAAAGACGCATTAGGACGATTTGCACTTGGGTACGCATCGAGCGGAGACCCTGCATTTGCCAAACTGGCTACGCAGGTATCTACATACCGTAACGCTGAGTTTATCAGAGATCTTAATTCTAAGACTCTTCAGTTGAGGCTTTCTCAGCCCGGAATAAGTGATATGGCTATTCAGAACTTTGAGTCTCAGGCCCATGCGCAGAGGGTATCACGAGCCACAGGCATTGAGAGCTTAAGTCCGGTGCCTCAGTCTCGGTTTCAGCAAGAGCAGACGTACAAGGAAGAGCAGAGCATCCGGGAAGAATCCAACATCAGACAGGATAAAGCACGCAATGAGGGGTACGCAAAGCGATACTCGGCGCAGGCCAAAGCCTCGACACAGAGGAAAAAACAGACGGAGGCTGAAACTCAACAAGAAACATTGACCGACGTGAAAGGCTATCAGGAAGCCTACTTAAACACCCTTGATGACGGTACAGATCCATTTGAAGCCAGAACACGACTCCAAGAGAGCATTCCGGAAATATATGATCGTGTGATGCGCCCGTTCTTCAGGAGATCGCAACGCGAAGCAGGAAGCGATAAAGATAAGCTAAAGCAGTTGTGGAAGGATTGGCCCGCATTTAGAAAAGGTTCTGATCCTAACAAAAAAAGTACTCTTGGAGTGATGGGTTAATGGCTAAATCAAAGTATGATATCTTCAGCGATCTTGTTCCGGGCAGAACATCTATGGTAGATCCCGTGCAGACTCAGCAGCCACGAACAAGATCAAAGTATGACATTTTCGACGATCTTGTACCTAAGGCATCCCCATTGACTTATGAAGAGGGTAAATATGGAGGGCCCGGGCCGGATATGAGCCAATCGATTGTTCAAAGCCAGCCTATAACTGATCAGGACCGGGCTGAACACGCACCAGGGCAACTTACTCAACCACAAGAACCTGGATGGTTGGCAGAATCAAAGAACGCATTAATTCGTGGAGGGTTAAGGTTTGGAGCGAGTGTCCCAGGGACTATGGCATCCATACTGAAACTTGGCAAAGCAACCAGCGGGATGTCTCCATACTCTGTGGCAGCAGAGCAGGGCATAGGCATGAAGCGTGATCAGGATATTAAGAAACTTCAGTCCATGGCTAAATCAATCTATGATGAAGCAGGTATGGAGTCCTTGAGGTCACAAAAAAAGGGTGCAGGCAGCTATATTTTAAATACAACCCTTGAGACCTTACCAATGATGGCGGCGTCAGTTGCGGCTGCAGTAACTACTGGCCCTATCGGGGCTATAGCGGTCGCCGGAATGGCTGAGGGTGAATCAGCTTATCAGGAAGCTAAGAATTCTGGCGCAGACGAAGGGACGGCGCAGACTGAACGTCTGATAGTCGGCACCATAAACGGCCTTATTGAACAGATGCAGGCTGCCAAGATTCTTAAGATTGGTAAGGAAGTAGCTGGCCCTGCTCTTCAAGCGATTAAAACAGCGATCAAGGATAAAGCGTACAAGAGACTTGGTAAGGAGATTGGAAAGATCGGCCTCAAACAGGTAGCAACGGCTGTCAGTGAAGGCGTTGAAGAGGCCTTACAGGAAACCGTTGCTATGGGCGCGGCTAAGATAGGTCATGACGGATCGTTCGATCTGGCCAAAATACCAGAAGCATTTGTAGGCGGCGTAGTGGCAGGTGGCATCCTTGGGGCGGCTGGATCATTGGCAAATACCGCAATTCAGACCGGGACACAGGACCAGGCCCCCGCTACAAAAACTACAGACGTTGGCCCAGAGCCAGTTCCCTCAATCAGCGATTTGAAGATCGGTGAAGGCGCACCATCCATAGAGACCCTTATAGAGCAAAAGAAGGCTGAATCTGAACAGAGGGAAGCAAATGCCCGGGAGACCAAGCAGACCCGAACAAGACTCGTGCAGGACCAAGTCAGGCTGTACAGGGCTTGGGATAAAGCTGAAAGCGGAACCGGTGAACAAAAGGCCATTGGTCAGGCGATATATGACATAAAGTTCCAAATCGACCAGATTGACGGAGTTCAGGACCCTATTGACGGAAGGCCGTTCAAGCCACCGGAGATTGAGGACAGTAAGAAATTAGTTGAAAAAAAGACTGAGGTTGATAATGCGATTAAAGAACGTTTCCCAGTCGAGAAGGCTCAGAAGCCAATTATCATACCAAAATCGAAGCCAGTTCAAGCAGAACCGGTAAGGCCTGATATCAAAGTCAAGAAGCAGTCTGTTCAGAAGGCCATGGCCGATTTCAAAGCGAACCAAAAGGCACCCATAGAGATGGATCGGCCCAGACTTGTCAAATACGTTGATAAAATCTCCCGATCACAGGATTTTGGACAACTATTCGACGACTTGAAGACTTTCACCGAAGACACTGTAAAGCGTCTAGAAGCCTACGCAAAGCGGTATCCAAGCAAATTCCCCGCTGATATGCGTCCTATACTGGACGATGCTGTCAGAGAGCGAAAGGAAGGGCTTGCCCATAGCCGTTTGCTCAAGCAGCACGAACGAGGCAGCAGCAAGGCCACCAATAAGCTGATTAACATGAACTTGCCCACTTATGAAGAACTTTTGGCCAAGGCCCAGGATGGTGACCAAGATGCGGCACAGCAGATCGTGGACGGTAGATACCGAGAGCTTATTGTTGACGAGCCAAAGAAAGCACGTAGGAAGCCCGTAGAGCCGACGAAGGCTGAGAAGGTACAACCGGCCCCAAAACCGGACATCGCCCCAGCAGCAGTGCAGGAACCCACAGTTAAGGCCAAGGAAGCGCCTGTCGAGACGAAGGTTGAGGCTAAAGCGGCTGAGCCTGTTAAAACTAAGGAAGACAAGGGGGTTTTTGACCCTAAGAACCCACCTGCGAAAGAGGGAAGTAATATTTCTGCCATTAAACTGGATGATGGAACGATATTATTCGACAAAAACGCCAAAGTGCATGCAGATATGCTCGAAAGTCTCAAAATTGATACTGCTGATATAGCAGATGGCGGATTCATCATTAGAGGGGAATACGTCTCTGGATCTGCGGATATTCCTGGTATAGCAGCACAAGCCAAGGCAAAAAAACGTGTTGAGCAGCTATTAGTTGAGCGTACCAAACCAACCCCAACGACTCCCGTACAAACTGCCAAGCAGCGAAACGAAGCACGCCGGGCAGATCGCAAGGCCAAGCTGGAAGCCCGCAAGAAGAAAACCGCTGATGGGGCAAAGGAAGTCAAGAGGCGGCTGAATGCTCAGGAGAAAACTGTCCCTGAAATCGTTGAAACTAAGCCAGTAACGAAGAAAAAGACACTTTCTGACCAAAAAAGTGTCCCACCAAAGCCCCCTGTTGTTGCAGAAACACCGGCTAAAGTTGCAGAGGCTAAGTCTACAGAGCAGCTTGAAGCAGAGGCCAAAGCTAAACGCAAAGCTGATAGACTCAAGAAGAAATTGGCCAAGATCGATAAAAAGGCCAAGTCAAAGGGTCGTAGTGGGATGAGTCCGGATCAGAGAGACAGGAATCCAATCGGGGCTCGAGTTGAGGATGCTGGCGGTATCCAGAATCCAGGGAACAAATTTGGCGAACAAGACGCATTTTTAAATGTGCCTCTTAGGTTTCGAGCAAGCAAAGGGACAGGCCAATCTATTGATGAAATGCTCGGAATGCTTCAAGAAGAGGGTTTGTTAGACGACAACGCCACAATGTACGATTTGGCTATTGCATTGCAGGGCAGCAAAAAGTCAATCGAGACCACCGCAAAGAAGTTTGCCAAACAACAAGACGCCAAAGAAGCCCAGGCCACAAAAAACCATGATCGAGTGGGCCACAGGGATCTTGCTGAAGGTGATGTGTTTGAGATTAATGGCGAAACCTTCAAGGTAGACAAAGAGACTGATACTGCATTGAGAGTCAAGGACGGCGTTGATTTCTGGATACCATTCGAATCTGATGAGACTATATTGATCGACAAAGGAACACTAAAGAAGTCAGAAAAGGCACGGCCTGAAGAAACTGATTTATCCGGCGATTTCACGCAAGGCTTGGAAGAAACGACTAGGCCTCCAGTAGGAATCAGCAAGGGTTTATCTGGCCAGACAGTATTTGACGCAGGTTCAACAAGTGGTACTCAGTTTGAAATGTTCAACAAAGAAGACACGAAAACCACAAAGGCTATAACTGAAGACGCTGAGAAAAACGACGCAGTTGGACAGATGACTTTAGGCGGTACTGAGAAGCAGGCACCACCGGCAAAGCCAAAACCGAAGCCGCCAAAGACTCCGCCAAAAGACCAAGGCGATCTATTTGAAGGCGACACGCCCCTTCCGCCCCCCAAAGGCCCAGGCCTAGGCCCACAAGCAGGCACAGCCCCAATCATCGAAGACGTGGCCACAGCCATAGCCTCACATGGTATGCAGTTCGCGGGGAATGTTTCAGACTTGACAAAGAGCGTGCTTACTCTGCTTAAACGTAACTTAAAAGCCGCTACAACGTTCATGCGTACGCTTGGAAATGCAGGGAAAGCCACGGCTGAAGATATTGACGAAATCACGTTTAAGGTATCGCAACACACTGGCACTGATGAGGTAGATATCAGGCGGGTATTCAAGGGGACCAACAAGGCCCAGAGGGTGAAAATAGCCAAGGGTGTGAATAAGAGAATCAAGGTTGCTGATCTTCCCAAGTGGATGCGCCCCAGAGTTGAACAGCTCAGGGCGATCCTTGACAGGTCTATGAATGCGGCCCGTGAACTGAATGTCCAAAGGAATGTCAGAGGTCAAAAGATTCTAATTGGTGGATCAGGTAAAGCTTTTCCACAGATCCCCAATGCAGCAGGTATAAAGTTCTTGGAAGCTGCGAAGGAAGAATCATTTGGAAATCCCGAAGTTCTCAAGTGGGCAAATCAGCAAGTTGCAGCCGGTAAATTCGAAAGCCAAGCATCGGCATTAAAAGCCCTGAATGCTTATCACGACAGTATGTTGCGCGGAACGAACCAATACCTTGAATCCTTCAGAGTTGAACTTGATGAGGATATGATTGAATGGGACGGGTCTAAGGTATTACCACAACTGCTTGAAAAAAATTGGATGACGGTTGAAGGTGTTCGCAAGTGGGGTTTAGATTTTACGGTTATAGACGCCCGTGTTGAGATCATTAAGGATCAGTACGGTAATGATGCAGCGCAGCGAGTAAAGAGCTTTGTTCAGACATCGTTTGGCTTAGCTTCTCCTGCTTCTCAGGCGGTAACCAAGATATCAAACATGATACGTGCCTTCCAGTTTATTACCAAGGTAGCCACAAGCCCCCTGACGGTACTCAGGAATATGTCTGACCGTATCGGTAAGGGTATGATGATTTCACCCACAGGCTTTGTTCGTGCTACCGTAGAGTATCCTCCGTTCGTGAACGCTTTTATCAAGTCAAGCCAAGCAATCGAGGAACGCATGATCAGAGGCGGTGCTGTGTTTGGCCATGGCTCGTTGAGCGAAGGATACGAAGCTGGCAATTTATTCTCTGAACTGACCAGTGCCCCCTTCACAACGTCTGAGCGTGGCAATCAAGTCTTTATTGCACAGGTAGCCTATCACAAGCTGATGTATGACCTGCACATCCTGGAGACAGCCAGAGAGGGAACAATCAGCAAAGCCTTGAATGCTGTACAAACGGTGTTTGGTGTTAGTGAGAAGCAGGCAGAAGCCCGCGTAGGCTCCAGATTGCTCGGTAAGATAGACGCAGGCCAGGAGATTACCCAGGATGATGTTTACCGTTTCCTGCATGAGGCGGTACGTGATAAAGCTTTCCCGATGATCCTGTCAACGAAACCGATCTGGTACGATTCTCATCCGATGATGAAGGTATTAGCACAATTCAAGACCTGGCCCGTGCGACAAACAAAGATGATTTGGGATGACGTTCTAAAATACACAGTCAAAACCGGGGACATGACGCGATTGATTGGGTTTGTCACAGGAACCCTGATTGCTGGAGAGCTATACAATATCATGCGAGACTTCTTTTATGAGAAGGAAGAGTCTGTGTTGTCTCAGCTTCAGAAACCGACTGAGGATCAGAAAATTGCCCGTGCTGTGCTAAGCGACCTCGTTGACGGTGGCCTGGTGGGTATGCTGGCAGATTTCAGTTACGGAATAAAGGACTGGGCTTTAGGCGTTAGTGCCAACACGGGAAAGAATGTGTCTGACGCCTTCACGAACATCCGAAAGGCTCCAAGGTTAGCAGACGCCGCTTTGGTCAAGCTCTTGATGAAAGAGGTTGCACCGGCCCGACAGATAAAGTCTCTTATGACAAGGCTCAACAAGGAGAGTATGACCCACGATTACCAGAAGTATCGGGCTATATCTTGGCAATTCAAGGAAGGTGTTCAGAATCCGACAGTCATTAAGAAGATCCAATCTTATACCGATGATGTGGTTTATGGTTTTAAGGATTACGGGATCAGCGAGAAGACACTGGCCTATGAAATGTTGTCCAGACAGGTGGTAGCTGGCGATACCAAGAAGGCGGCCAGGTTTGCTGAATATCTGTATGATTTGGAACCTGATGACAGGAAAGCGGTAGAGAAAGGTCTCGTGTCTTCGATGAACCGCAGAGCCCCGTTTGGTGTGCTGAACCACGACGAACAAGCCGCACTGGCCGCGACCATGTCGCCGGAAGAGCTTGCACGTGGTAAAGCAGCACAAGCGAGATACAAAAGCAATTACAAACGTGCTGTCATTCGTGGACGGTCACAGTCAAAAAGAGTCACGACCACAAAATAAATCTGTCATAACCATTGTCATAGTCACGACTTGTCATACCGATATAATATTTCTCTAATTTTGTCATTGACAATGTCATTTCCAAAGTCATAATTAAGCATGTTCAAAATGACAGTATGACATTTCAATAAAGGATTATGACAGATGGCAAAGAAAGCACAAAAGTACACAACCCGAGAAGTCGCCAAAGTAATTGGCCTGAAACCCAATACGGTCGTCGTGTATATCAAACGCGGAATGATCGTTGCACCAAAAAAAGACAAGTCTTGGCATTATGCCTGGACTGTGACTGATATTCGCAGGACCAGGAAGGCCCTAAACAGATAATTCGCTCGCATGGATGCTAACTTGATGGACCGTCAATTTTGGTCATGGATGACCAGCTCTTTGAAAACAGAACGCAATCGGCTATGTGTGGCATCGCAAGGCATGCATAGACTGGCATGTACATAAGAGACTCAGTACTACCGATTGCGTTTAACATTGCAAGCTTGCGTCGGTTCGAATCCGGCTCTCGCTATTACCTGTCAATGCAGTGGCAGTAAGGTAAATGCTGTACGGGCCAGTACAAGGCTGGCAAACTTATTAACCCCTTTGGAAAGGCAGTACCATGACAAACAAAGAAGTAAGAGAAGCTATTATTGATACATTGTCTATCATCCAACGCGAAGGTATCAACGAACTGTTGGATTACCTGGTAAGCACAGACTTTTACACAGCGCCTGCATCCACGAGATACCACGGATGTTACGAGGGTGGTTTGGCTCAACATTCATACGATGTGTATTTTCGGTTGCTTATGTTCTATCGCACACTGAACCCCGGAAAGGCTACAGGACTGGGGCAGAACCCACTTCCACTTACCGAAGAAAACATCGCCATCGCCGCGATACTGCACGATGTTTGCAAGGTCGATGCTTATCGCAAGACAAAGAAGCCCGACGCAAAGGTGCCTTATTATTGGAACAAAGCTACGCCCAAAGGCCACGCCATATTGTCAATAAGTCGCATTAAGTCAATCATCGAATTGGAGCCCATTGAAGAGTTGATCATACGCTATCACATGGGCGTCTATGGCCTCAATGAGTTCTATGGCCCTAAAGACTGGGGTTCGGGCGAATACCCTCTACGTGGCGATCACATCAACACTGAAAGCATGAGCAAGGAAGAAAGTAAAAAGTACCGCTACGGCAAGAGCTTGGCAAATGCCTGGTATCACAACCCCATTTGCAAATTGGCATATTTTGCTGATGAATTGGCCACACTGTCAGAAAAACAATCCGAATCCAAATAGACTTTCCAAATGGGCCGGGCGTCCTGACTCCTGACTCCTGACGTGACAGGGCGTCCGGTTTTATTTCACATATGAAGAGGAAATCATGAGAACCATAAAAATAATATCACTATTAATCGAGAACTTTAAGGCCGTCAAGTCGTTCAGTCAAGACTTTGATGGCCACAATGCAAGTATCCACGGAGAGACAGGTGCGGGAAAGACCTCCGTTCAAGATTCCATCATATGGCTCTGGACTGATAAGAATTCAGAAGGCCGTTCGGCATCGGGAAAGTCTCACTTTGATATTCGCCCAATCTACACCACAGGCCCGAATATGGGAGAGTATGTACCCGATGTTATAACCGCAGTGCAAGCTGTATACCTCTTTGACGGTGACACCTACACTATGCGTAAGGAGCATAAGGAAAACATCGTCAAGGGCAAGCTCAAGGGCTATGTGACTGAACGCTGGATTGACGAGGTTCCGTACACTGCCACAGCGTTTGAAAAGTGGATCGAAGAGAGGATTCCCGCAAGTGTGTTCAAAAAACTCACAGACCTGAAACATTTCAACGAGACTCTGAAGTGGCAAGATAGACGATTAGAACTCACATCGCTTGCCCCGGACGTGAAGCAGCCAGATGGTTTTGAGGATCTGGACAAGGCCAAGGAAGGCCGTACTATTGAGCAGTACAGGACGGTGCTGTCAACGCGCAAGACTAAGGCTGAGAAGGATCAGGCCAGCAACGTCACACGCATTGATGAGAACCAGGGCAAACTGGCTGAATACGCTGAGGCTGGCGACTTCAAAGTAATGCAAGAGCAACGGGATACGTGCAAGGCCGAACTGAAAATTATAGATGAGGACAGAAAACACTTTCTGGCTCAAGAGCAGGAACGACAAGGCAAGCTTGATGGCATCAATGCTGTCAAGGGCAAACTGTCTGCCCGAGAGGTGGAATTGGTAAAAGATATGACCGGCATACAAGATCTTGTGGCTGAGAAATCAGACTTGGTCTTGGCAGTACAGAAGTTAAAGGACGTCGACACGTTCAATCAAACTGCGATTATGCGTAAAAACAACGAACTTGCTATTTTCAAAGAATCGCTCCAAGAAAGGACTGAGGCGCTATCAAAGCTGGCAGGTGAGAAAAAAGAAGTCATGGCTCATAAAGACTCTCTGGTGTGTTACGCCTGCGGCCAAAGTCTTCCTGGTAACAAGGTTAAGGAGTTAGATAACAAGAAGCAGGCCAGACTTGCTGAGATCAATGAGAAGGGCCGCAACGCCCGAACAAACGTCAACCTCGCGTCTGCTGAGGTTCAGAATGTTGAGACTGACTTGATCCAGTTTACTTTGAAGGCTAATGCGGCTAAGGAGGAAACTGTTCGACAGATCGCCCTGTCTGATGTACGCACGGCAGAGATCAACGAACTAATCAACAACAACAAAACCACGAAACCGGAAGACGATGAAGCCTGGGTCACGATCAGTCACGAGCTGGAAGCTCTGAAAGCTGATCTAGGTACTTCTTTATCTGAAAGGCTCCAGGGCCTGGACGAAGCACGAACAGGCAAGAGTGAGGACCTGGACACGCTCAACGCATCGTTGGCTAAGAAGGACTCCATTAAAGAGATTAAGGACCGCATCAAAGAATTAAAAAAGGCGAACCAGGGCCTTGGCCAAATCCTGGCTGATACTCAGAAGATGCTGGACCGCATCGACGAATACAAGACCCGAGAGAGTGTTTTGATTGAGCAGGCCGTTAATGGCAAGTTTAAGCTGGTCACGTGGAAGCTGTTCGGCTCATTTTTGAACGGTAACGCCGACCCGTGCTGTGTGGCCCTGCTGAAAGGTAAACCTTATACGGAGTGCTCCACGGGTGAAAAGATCATGATAAACAACGACATCGCCAATACCATGGCAGAGTTTGAGGGTTACAACATACCTCGCTTCATCGATGATGTTGTTTTGGTTACACATGCCATTGATACAGATTGCCAGACCATTCGTTTGGTGACTGATGAAAATCAAAATAAGTTGAAAGTTGTCATTGAAAAGGATGTGTAATCATGGCAGAAACGCAATTAGAAGTAATCAAAAAGACGTTCGTTTCATCAAAGGCAATCAAAACCTTTGAGGATGCTTTACCGAATTGCACAGGAGAGCACGCGGTCGCTGTGGCTAAACGGTTCGCGAAGATGTGCTGTACAGCGATCACAAACAACCCATCACTCCAGAGATGTTCCGTGTCAAGTCTTATAAGGTCGGCTAGTGTATCGGCAAGCCTGGACTTGGACATTGACGTGAGAGGTTTGGCGTACCTTGTACCGTACAAAAACAATGGAGTCATGGAAGCACAGTTTCAAATTGGCTACCTAGGCCTTATGGAATTGGCGTATCGTTCTGGCAAGGTCACAAACATATCAGCTCATTGCATCTACGAGAGCGAAAAAAAGCAAGTGACAGTCACCCGAGAAGATGGTCGTTGGTCTGTGGTGCATCCGTTTTCTTGGGATATGCCTACCGGTGAAATAGTTGCCGTGTACGCCACGGCCTACATTAAAGATCATGGGCCTGTAACTTCGGTTTTACGTGCTGCTGAAGTCGAGAAATTACGCAAGAGGTCGAAGGCTCCCAATAGTCCGGCTTGGACCAATGACAAGCCTGCCATGTACAAGAAGACAGTCGTTAGGCAATTGGCTAAGTTTTTACCTAAGTCAATCACTGAAGACTTATCAAAAGGGGCCGCTATGGACGAAATAGAATCGTTCGATAATGCGCAGGGCAATGCCCAAGAACATATCAATCAAACAATGGGCTCTGAAATTATCGACGCTGAGCCAATTGTTGACGAAGCCACTGGAGAGTTAAGATCCCCTGACGCTGTGCCTGATCCTAACGCTGTGCCTTCTGATGAAGACTGGGACAAAGACTAATGATCTTTAAACAGCATTACTCAGGTTCGCTAGGCAACCTCTACACCATCACGAACGCGCAGGGTCAACGATTGATTATTGACCCTGGCGTTTCCTGGGGCGATGTGCTCAAGGCCTTGGACTACGACTTGACGGACGTGGTGGGGTGCTTGGTCACACATGAGCATGGCGATCATTCTAAGAGTGCGGAGAAGGTTATAGAGTACGGTATTGACGTTTGGATGAGTGCGGGAACGCGCGACGCGATAAAGTTTAGAAATGATTTGAATAGGAAGTCAGTGTACATTCTGGAGTCCTCTGTAGTTGAGACGGGCATAGGAAATTTTAGTGTCCTACCATTTAACACTGTGCATGATGCTCAAGAACCATTTGGCTTTGTCATAAGCTGCAACGATGAATATTTATTGTTTGCTACGGATACCTCAAACATCACCCAAAAGTTCGAACATAAGTTTTCAATAATCGCAATCGAATGCTCGTACGACGCGATAATCCTCCTGGACATGATAGAACGGCAGACGATTAACGAAACCCTGGCCAAGCGACTCCTGACCAGTCATATGGAAAAGGAAAACGCCAAGCGATACCTCAGGGAATTTTGTGAGATGTCACAATGTCGAGAACTTCACTTGCTACACATGAGTGGGGATAACATTAACCATGAAAAGACGCGACAGGAATTTGAGGATGAATTTTTTGTTTCGACTGTAATTTGTGCGGAATGACTATGAAGCCCAAAACCAGGAGTAAGGCAATGAGAATAGAATTCTGTGTATACGGAAGAATTGCAGGATCAGGTTCTAAAACCGCCATGATGAAAAGTGGCCGAAACATTATGGTCCCCGCTAGTAAGTACTCTAAACCTTGGATGAAGCAAGTGAACTTCAAAGCGCGTACGGCTTATAATGGCATGCCTCTAAAAGGGCCTTTGCGTGTCTGCATGACGTTCACAGTAGACAGGCCAAGTAATCATTACGGTACAGGACGCAACGCTGGAGTGCTCAAGTCGTCTGCTCCTACATATCCTCACAAACGGAATTGGCCTGACCTAACAAAGTTAGTCAGGTCTACAGAAGACGCCATGGAGGGCGTCATTTTCAAGAACGATAAGCAAGTAGTTGAGCAGAATAATTCTATTGTCTACGGACATCCTATGGGTGTAATTGTAATAGTGATTACTCTTGAGTAGTTGTCAACGTATTATTTTAAAGGAGCTTTGAGAAATGGCAAAAGTAAATACTGACGCGGCTGGAACCAAAGCCAAAAAAGATACGATCATGTCAAAGGTCGAAGACAGGTTCTTGGACTACAAATTGACCGAAAAGGAAATTGCTGAAGCCTCCCAGTCGTTGGCCAAACACCTGGGGCAAATGAACGCCCTGGATGACCAATTGAAGGCCATAAAAGCTGAATTCAAAGCCAAGGTAGAGAAGTGTCAGGCCGACATTAATGTGCAGGTCGGGCTTGTCCGGGACAAAAAAGAGACACGCCTGATTCCGTGCGATGTCGAATTCAATTATACCGCCTGCACGATCAAGGTCACACGAAAAGACACGAAAGAGATCATTTCTGATCGTAAGATGACCGGCAACGAAAAGCAGATGGATATGAACTTTTAAGAACAAAAAAGCATCATTGGAAAAGGGTAATAATGTCTTCTATATCAAGAAATCCGGCATACATCGCGGGTAAAAATGAATTTTTGGACGGCAACCCGTCAGACGCGAAAGATTGGGAAACGAACAAACAAAAGCAAGCTTACTGGGACGGCTATACTAAAGCCCGTGTGAGAGCTGAAAAATTCGCCAACCGCTACAAACAGAAAGAGACTCCACCAAACCCAGTGGTTACCTGTGCCGCTACAGGCAAGCCAGGCCGTGAAAAAACCATGGGAGCGTATGACGTGGCCAATAATGTATTCTTTGTGTCTGGCGATGTGATGGACTCATTCCATGGGATTAATGATTGAAACCCAAAAAAATAGTAGCACGCTTCCCCAGGTGGGCCGTCCGGACGGTGTGAGATTCGAAGCTCACGGGAGCATTTCTCCGATGAGCGTATAGGACGGAATGTAGACAGATGCTCGCTCAGTAATGTCTACCGGCGTCAGAGGCCGTAATAAGCGATGACCGTGTGGCAAGATGCTCTGATTGCGGTGACAAGCCGGGAGAGACCGGCAAACTTTGTGAACCAAAAAGCAATAGCTTTTACGGATCGGCTGGCCCCTGAGCCAGACAGGAAGTCGAATCAGGGGCATTTAACTTCTTTTGAAAATTGAATACATCGCACACAGGCCAACCGTGGCAGCCTTGTAGGCCGTGACCCATGGTAGGTAGCGGAACGACAGTACAAAGCCCAATTCCCTTTGACTGGCAGCCTGGGCCTGTGTGTTGATTTTTTAAAACTTGAATAATTTCCTCCTCCGAAGCCTGGCTGTGTCGCACGATGCAGCCGGGTTTTATTTGATTCAAATAGGATAAACTGTGAGAAAACTCAAATTATCATGCAAGAAAGTAGCGGTATTATTCGTTACTGTCGATTCTGTTTATAAAACCCTACCAGAATGCGATTGTTATGACGAGCACCGCAACGCATTAACCTACTCCGGACCGTACCCAATAGTATGTCACCCACCTTGTCGGCTGTGGGGTCGCTTGAGGTATTTTAGCACAGCACCAATCGAAGAAAAGCAACTCGCTATATAAGCCATTAAACAAGTAAGGGAATTTGGTGGCGTGCTTGAGCATCCCGCATTTAGCACGCTCTGGTATAATAATAGGCTCCCTTTGCCGGGCGGTTTACCTGATGGGCATAACGGATATACCATCCAACTTGACCAATTCCACTTTGGCCACAAAGCTGAGAAGAGAACTTGGCTATATATCTGTGGGTGCCCTCGTGATCAATTGCCTGAGATACCGCACCGAAAAGGCAAACCAACTCATATTATTGCATCAAGCACACAAAAAGCAGGCCGTATAGGCCTGAAGCATCTCAGCAAGAAAGATAAGTTAGCCACACCGCCGGCATTCGCCCAGTGGCTTGTAAAGGTGGCAAAGCTGTGTGCTGTATAGTAGTTAATTATTCTTGACACTTGGATTCTGGTTGTTATGATATTTGATATGACAAAAATAAATCAATCAACTCTCCAACACTCAAAACCCCACCAGGGCCGGTCTACGGGCGTGATTTCCTTTGTCAACCGGTCCTGCGTGGGTCTTTTTTGAGACGCAATATGGACAATACATCTGGCTGGATTAAACTTCATAGGAAGATAATGAACTGGGAATGGTATCATGATTCCAACACAGTTCACTTATTTCTTCATATGATCTTGATGGCGCAGAGGCGACCAACAAACTTTCGCGGCATCAAAATTTCCAAGGGACAGCTTCTAACGGGTCGTAAGGCCCTTTCTAAGCAAACAGGGCTCTCAGAACGCGAAATCCGTACATGTCACGACCACCTAAAAGCGACCAGCGAAATCGTAGTCCAAGCGACCAACAGATATAGCATCATAACTGTAGTAAACTACGACCTTTACAATCCCGATAAAACTGATAGCGACCAGCAAAACGACCAGCAAAACGCCAACAATCGACCAGCAAGCGACCAACAAGCGACCACATGCAAGAAGGTTAAAGAAGTAAAGAAGGTTAAAGAAGTAAAGAAAACTACTACACTACCCCTGAACCATCCCAAAGACCTTTCTGAAATGATGGAGTACTGCAAGAAACAACTTGAATGGCCCATCACTGAAAACGCAGCAAAAAAGATATGGCAATATTACTGCCCACCTGGCGGTGATGATTTATGGCGGGATAAAAAAAACCAACTTGTCAAGAATTGGCGCCAGAGAATGGTAACGTGTAAGAAAAACGATAATGGAGGCACCTTAAATGATCGAAGAACCCAAAACAATCGACTACACAACACTGGACAGTGCCAAGAGTCTATCACAGATATTGACCAAATTGGTATCAGGTGAGAGATGTGAACGCTGTGGCCTGCGGATGAGACACAAAAATAAGAAGTGGTGCGACCGGTGCATAGACGCATTTTACATGGCTAAAGAGCGGTTTAATAACCCACAAAAATGGTTGAAATCCCTTGAGAACCTTATGGGAACTCTGTACATGGATGCCGATATCGAACACATTGACGAGCCATACAGGACTCAAGTAAGTGAGGCGAAAGACGATATCTACCTTTGGGGCGATGTGGGTCGGGGTAAGACATACCTGATGGCTGCATTGCTAAAATTAAGATTCCTTCAAGGTTCTGACGGCCAACGAATCAACTTCGACGATTTTTGTTCTGGCTTACGGTCCACCATGAATAGCCGCGATGGCCAATCAGAGTATGATATCGTGAAAGGATTGTCAAACCTTGATATTCTGGTGATCGACGACATTGGTTTGAGATCCAAGCAGGAAACAGACTTTGCCTACGTGACCCTGTATACGATTCTCAATAAACGCCAAGAGTCGAGACTCCCCACGTACATATCAACCAACAAGAGCATTATTGACCTGGCTAAAACGTTTGACGCCCGTATTGCCAGTAGACTACAGACGGCAACTGTAATTCATATGGACGGCCCTGATCGGCGAAAACAGAAAAGGTAAGTCATGGATGACAAAGATTATGAATTCCAAGAGCGATCTGCCATCATGTACTACGACGCAGGTATAGACTTTTTCGAAGCCGAAAAAAGAGCGAAGCTTGAGATAGCAGCTAGGAATATTGTTGACCAATTGAGGATGAAGAAACCCATACGATTAAGCCCCTAGCCCGGACTCGAACCGGGTGCACCAGGAGGGGCAGGCATTACTTTTCTACTGACAGAGCGTGGGAAACCGATTCAAGATACGCAATGGCCTGTACAACATCTTTTTGATAATGCGTTTCCAGGAGGATCTTAAACGGTTCTCGCAAGTGCTCTGGAATGACTACGTAATTATAACGCCCTACCTGTGGAAAACTGTTTCCATCATCAGCAAACGTCTTTTTGATGTTTTTCAATGCTTTTTTCTTCTCATCCAAAATACGGTTTGCAATCTCTACATCTTTAAACGTACTCATAATATAGCTCCTTAAAATAGTTAACGGGATGTCCCTTGCTCCAAAACTTCTCGCTCGCACAGCCCCCCCCAAGGATATTCGCAACACACATCTGGCTTGCAGCCGGAGTCATGCAGATCACAACTTGCTAAGCCCGCCTCAAATGATAAGTGTGGGCAATCTCCTATGATGTCGCTTTCGAAATCTGTCATATCGCCACGCCCCCGACAGCATAAGCCGCAGCGTTGACACTCG